ATTCATGGACGTGCAAGGGTATATCGAGTCGGGTTATGTCAGATTACCAAGTGACGCGCCGTGGCTTAACGATTTCTTAGCCGAGTGTGAAGGGTTACAAAGTGACTTCAAAACCCACGACGACCAAATCGACCCGATGATTGACGCCATTGACCAAATGCTCGATAAGAAACGACCGAACCTCAAGGATTACTTGTAATGACAGACCTTAAACCACCAGCATTAACAAACCTTGACGGACTCACCAATGTGATGACCGGACTCGGTACGGCTAAATCGAAGCGGTCGTATAACGAATGGTTGCCCGCGTTACTGAACGATTATGCTAGTCTTGATAATTGTTATCAGTCCAATTGGATAGCGCGTAAAATATGCGACATTCCAGCCGAGGACATGACGCGCGAATGGCGTCGAATTAAGTGTGACGGCGCGGAAGAAATCCAAGCGCTTGAGCAGCAATTACTGTTACCTAACGTCGTTCAAGAGGGCGTTACGTGGGGTCGATTGTACGGCGGCGGCGGCGTGCTGATGATAACTGACCAAGACTTAACGAAGCCGTTGAACGTTGGTCGTATCAAGAAGGGATCGCTCAAACGATTGCTCGTTCTTGACCGTTGGGACATGCAAGCCCAAACAATTAACACGTGGGACGTACTCGCATCGAATTACCTGAAACCAGAACAATACACTGTTCGTGGCGGGTCGATGCAAATTCATCATTCGCACTTTGCACGATTCAGTGGTGAACGTCTACCGCTTCGTTACATGGCGCAAACTCAAGGTTGGGGCGATTCGGTTTTACGTAAATGTTTAGAAGACATTACCGATATGGTCGCGGCCAAAAACGGTATTGCCGAGTTGATGCAGGAAGCGAACATCGATGTAATAAGCCGTGAAGGTTTGACCGATGAGCTAAGTACCGACCAAGACGACATGATTATTCAGCGTTACGAATTGTTCAGCATGATGAAGTCGAACATTCAAATGGCACTGATTGACGGCACCGAAAAGCTTGAACGTATGACACTCAATTTGTCAGGTGTCGCACCGGTGATTGAACAGTTCATGACGTGGATTAGCGGCGCGGCTGATATTCCCGTCACACGCATGTTCGGAACTAGCGCGAAAGGTATGAACGCCACGGGTGAAGGGGACGACCGTAATTACAACAACTCGATACGTGCTGGCCAACGTTCGTATTTAGCCGAACCGATGCGCACGATTGACGAAGTGTTGGTCCGTAGCGCGTTGGGTTATTGGCCGGACGATTACGATTATGTGTGGAATCCGTTGTCATTACCAAACGACTTAGAGAATGCTCAAGCCGAACAGTTACGTGCGCAGAAGCACATGCAGTATCTCGAAGCTGGTATCGTTCAGAAGTCGCAAATCATGCGCGAGTTACAAGCGGCCGAAGAATACCAGTACGACGAAGCGGAACTCGACGAACTCGAATCGCTCGAAGAGGGTAATATGTTCGACGAACCAGTCGATGAGAACGAAGCAGATCCACTCACACCAACTACGGTGAACCAAGACGATGACCCGTTAGCGTTTGCTGCTCGATACGTTGAGCAGATGTGATAAGTACGCCCCTTGATGATAAGTCTCGGGGCGTTTATTGGTTACGTGTCGTTAATATCGTATTTAAAGTAGATTTCTAAGACTTCGGGTCGACTTCGAAACGTATTCATTCTATCTTCGATAGCGTTAACTTGCTTACTATATGTTTCACCTTTGTTTATCATCCAACCTGAGTTTTCTGCAATTTTAAGCACTGATAAATCGTACTCATCAAAATCGTCAGGGTAAACCATCGACTGCAATATTGCGTCACACGCATCGCATCGATAGTCCTTGTTTGCTTTATGCATCGAGTCTTTAATCACACGTACACTCATAATTATTTAATCTCCGTGATGCGTTTCATCGTTGCGTTAAGTTCGACCCGTTGCTCGTGTAATTTCGCTTCGAGCGTTTCGCGTTCTGTAGGTTGTTTCACTTGCTTCGCTACGGCGCGGTATTTGGCGTTACCGTTGAAATAAATACAACCAGATATACCATTCGAAGTGACCCATTCACCTTCTAATTCACGCGTTCTCTCACCACCGTCCAATACGTGATTAATGAGACGTAACTGTGTGTCACGGTCAAGTTCACCGAACGGTACGTCGAGTGTCGTTAGGTTTTGTTCGCCTAACCACTGGTCACGAGTGTACTGTCTCCCCACATTGCGTTTAACTGAATTATTTCCACTATTAAACATCGCTCCAACATAACCAACAGGATAAAAATCGTTACAGTCAGAGTTGAGACTAGACATGAAACAAATCTCACCGTCACGATCAAGGCGAACTGTTTCCTCACCTTCAGGCCAAACCTTTACATGTTTGCGTATAAATTCTAAATCGTTCATATCCGTATCGCTCCATTTAATCGTGTCAACATTGACAACACCGTCAATATATACCCACTCGCGACACGTGTCAAGCGGTGTTATACTAATCGCATCGACACGACCGGACCAACCACATGACACTCGAAGAACAATTAGCCACGCCCACACGCAAGCGCCCAAAGGGTACGAAACCTGACGTAGCGGCAGGTATATCCTACAATGTGGAATTACAACGCCTCGTGCGTGCCGTAACGCGTGATATTAACGCTAATTTAATGCCGACGGTTCGTAACCTGGCGCCCGAGTATCAGCGCGACAGTGCGCTTGTGATGGACTCGTGGGTCGACGTGTTAACCAATGCGTTACGTGCGTTACGTATTCGCTGGTCGAGTCCACAGTTTCAAGCGTTGGCCAATGACGTAGCGCGACGGTTCGTAACGAGCGCGAACAACTCGAATCGTCGTCGTACCGAGCGTGATATGGGTATCGATATATTCAGCGATTCAACAGCAATTACAGATTACGTACAGGCGTCGATAGCTGATAATGTGCGATTAATACAGTCAATCCCCGAACAGTATTTGACACAGGTCGAATCGATTGTCATGACTAACGTACGTGGCGGTGGTCGTCCGTCGAGTATCGCCAAGTCACTTCAACAACAATTTGGAGTTACGGAGCGTCGTGCCAAGATGATTGCTCGTGACCAAACAGCTAAGGTCAACGGACAGCTAAACGCTAAACGTCAACAGGATGTTGGTTTTCCGTACTTCAGCTGGGATGACTCAAGTGATGAGCGCGTTCGTGACCGTCACGCTTATTTATCGGAACATGTAACACAGTATGGTAAAGGTATTTATCGATGGGACAATCCGCCACTGAGCGACAAGGGCGTGCCGATTATACCTGGTGAAGATTATCAGTGTCGTTGTATCGGGAGGCCAGTATCACAGGAAGAAGTCGACGCGAACGTAAAAGCCGGTCGCGTCGTGAAGGGTGTTAAGCGTTAATGATTTTCGAAGGGTTAGTTTCCATCATTGCAATCTCCACCATTACACGCATCATCTCGATGTACATCGGGTCGTTTAGTAACGCACGGTGTGTTTCTTTATGTGTCATTGACGCTTTTTCGCACTTCCAAATGAAAAGCTTAATGTATTCGTCCAGATGGTCTCTCATCGTAAACCCCCACATAATCTAACGTAATTTTCGTACTCGTTCATGTAATGTTCGGACTGTTCGGCGCGCGCATCGGCCGTCAGTGTCACATCGTCTAATACAGCCTGATAAGCGTTGAACATTTCGTCGCGCTTCTTTTCATACCATGTTTTCATCGTTGTTAATCCCATTGTCCGTCTTGATAATATACTTCGCGTGTTTCAGGGTGTAACAGTCTAAGACTATATCGACCATACGTACAGTCTTCGGTATCTTCACCGAACGGAGTTTCGCGGTTGCAATCACACGAGAAGTTACCTTCTGACCAGTAAAACAACGACGGACCACCCTCTTCGGGCGAGTAGCACACATCGGTTAATTGTTCGTTTAATTCTCCATCAGCGTTCCGTTTTATCTGTAGTATGACGTCGCACCACAGAGTGTCTTTATACCTCGGGTTAGAGTACGTTGTCCATTTCATTACCGTACCGCTCCAGTTAACAATGCCAAAATCGTGACGAGTTGTTCGTCGGTTAAATCTTCGAAATTAACGTCCCACGACCAACGACCGTAAGACCCATCAATCGAACCTTTAATTAACGGGTGGTCCATGATTTCATAGTGTGGTGACATAGCACTAATGATTTTAATTAAGGCGTGTCTGTTCAACTCTATTAACATTATCGTACCGCTCCGTTAAGTTCGTCAGCTATCAACTTTGAATAGCCTGAGATGTCTGTCCACGAATCCACGTACATCGGATCACCATTTAAAATACGACCAATTTTGTGTTGTATCATTTCGAGCGCTTCGCGTTGACTAGGTGTTAAACCTTCCCAGTTCGGCGTTTCGCGCATGATGTTTTTTAAGTCTTGCATAATCACCGACCCGTCTTTGAACTTACCGTATCGTTCGCCGCGTTGCGTGATTGTCGTATCGATGTCGTTTGGTGTTGTTGGTTCAGGTCGAGGCGTTGCATCACGCCAGTGCTCGCGGGCAAGCGGTTGACTTGGCCCTTTGTAATGTTCCCCTGTGCTTAATTTTGTGTACCATACGCCGTCGGTTTTCTTTTCTAACCACGAATCAATCTCAACGCTATAACGCATCGCACCATCGGGCGCTTTACTCCAATCTATTTCATTCATATCGTTCTCGCTTCGTTGTTGACAATTACGTCAATATATACCACAAATTAATAGTTTGCAACACCTTTGTGCATTACGTTATACTAGCGCCCGAGTGGCTACCTTTAGCGGGGGAACGTCGGTACGTAGAACCGATTGCCACACATCCTCAATTCTACGCAACTACTCTACGGTGGTATTATGCAAATCATTTCTCGCGCGGATGCTAAAGCGCAAAACCTTAAACGATACTTCACTGGTGAACCGTGCAAGCGTGGCCACATTGCTGAACGTATAACAGCAAAATCATATTGTGTCGAATGTAAAAACATAGTCATGCGTGAACAACGAAAATGTCCGACTCGTAAGTTAAAAGAATCTGAACGTAGATCGACATCAGAACATAAAGAGCGTAAAAACTTAAATAAGCGAATCAATGATCACTATCGTATAATCCAACGTGAAATCGATAAACGAACTAACAAAATTCGAGCAGGTGTTAAGTATATATCTAAAGTCGAAGCGTTGACGTTTGGGTTTCCTCGTTATTTTGAAGGTTTGATTTGTAAGCGAGGTCATGCAAGCGAACGAATAACCGCTAACGGAATGTGCCACCAGTGCGCAATTGAAATGGCGGCTACACCTGACCGTCAGAAAACTAAATCTAAATATCATAGAGATAATAAAACTCACTTCTCAAAACTAAACGTGATTAGACAACGCGAACGCTATGCTAAATGTCCTGAATACAAGGCGTCAGTTGCGTGTCGTAACATGTTGAAACGTGTATTAAGAAAAGCTAAGACAACCAAGAACGGAGGGAGTTACGAGATATTAGGTTATGACAGGGATGAGTTGATGTCACACTTAGAATCGTTATTCGTAGATGGTATGGAGTGGGGAAATTACGGCGAATGGCACATCGATCATATAATACCCGTTTCGTGGTGGTTCAAGAACGATGTAAATGACCCATCTATAATAAATGCCCTTACTAATTTACAACCACTGTGGAAACAAGATAATCTAGATAAACGTGATAAATTAATATGTTTGTAAAAATAACACCAATCACATATAATGGCGTATATCTAAGCTATTGAGAGCTGTTAAACATGCTACGAGTTACAGTTAATGACCGTGTTAGTTACGGCATTACCAAACGGACATACACCGACGAGGGCTTCCTTATAGTTCCTGGTCGTGTTGCGCGTAGTGGTATACAACAATATCTAGCGTCCGAATTAGGTCTAAATGACCGTAAGCCAAACGAAATAATTAACGTATATCGACCTTTCGACGAAGTGTTCAATATTGACTCGCTAGCATCATACGAAGCGAGTGACGTGACTTTAGAACATCCTTCTGAAATGGTGAACGCCAACAACTACAATAAAACTAGCGTTGGCGTAGTGCATGGGCCGGCTACGCAAGACGGTGATTTCGTTCTAGCTAATCTAATCATTAAATCAAAAGATGCCATATCAGCGGTTGAATCGGGCAAAGTACAATTATCAGCGGGTTACACCGCAATATATGATAATATAACAGGCGAGACTGAAGACGGTCAGAAATACGAGTTCGTACAACGTGACATAAAGATAAACCACATCGCGATCTGCGACCGGGCGAGAGCTGGTGCACAGGCTCGCTTATACGACAACCAAGGAGTAACACCCATGATTAAGGTAACACTTGATTCGGGTCGCTCGATTGATGTTGCAGACGAAGCGGTCGCCGCACTCGTAACTGACTCAATTGAACGTTTGACCCAACGCGTAACAGACGCAGAAGCCAAGGCCGACAAAGCCGAAGCGGAAAAAGACATGAAACAAGAAGAACTCGAAGCGGAAAAAGCGAAGTCTAACGACGCAGCTATCAGCGAACGCGTTCAAGCTATCGCAGCGATGCAAGCGAGCGCACGTAAAGTTGTTGGTGACGAGTTCACTTGCGACAGTGTGAACACATTGGACATTCAACGCGCAGCGTTAACCGCTAAACGTCCAACTACTGATTGGGCTACCAAGTCAGAAACGTATGTTCAAGTTGCATTCGACGCGGCGTTAGAACTTGCCGACGCGGAACCCGCTCAGTCAGCTGACCAACTCGCACAGTTTTCGAAAGACGCTTCCGGCGTTACCGTTACACAAGAACCAAAGCTTACACGTGACCAAGCGTATAAAGCTGAATTAGACAAACGATGGGAGCGCAAATAATGAGCGTACAAGGCGGTTATACATTAAACCATAACGCAGCAATGGCAGGTATGGTTGCAGACGGTCAGTTATTGAACTCGATTTCGAAACTGAACAAAGGCGCAGCGGTTATCGGTTACGGTAAAGGTGTCGTCACCGACGGTGAAGACGGCGCAAAATTACCATTAGCCGGTTCAACGGCCGCACAGTTTAATGGTGTTGTTAAGTACGAATTGAATCGTGCGCATACCGACGCGGCTCCAAGTGGCGCGATCCCATATTACGATATGACCGTTGTTAGCTCCGGTGTGATCTGGGTTAAAGTATTAGACACAGTGGCTAAAGACGCACCTGTTTATTTACGTGTGGGCGCAACGGGTAACGGTGATTTCTCTGGTATCGTTGGCACTGGCGTAACGCTTGGTGTGTTGATCCCAGGTGCTAAGTTCGTATCGGGCGGAACGGCCGGTCAGTTAGTTAAAATTTCATTCAACGTGGGTGGTTAATATGAACAAGAACAAAGTGAGCGTTGTACTTGACGCAACCTTCGCACACCCGCAGTGGTTAGCGAACAAATTAAACGGTGCGACGTCGATTAGTTTCGACAGTGCGCTACAGACTATGGATGACGGTATCGCGTTCTATATTTCACAGCTTGCACACCTTGAAGCTACGTTATATAAAACACCTTACGCAGCTATCGATTACGCTGACTTAATCCCGCCAGTACAGGGCATCCCTGAATGGGCCGATACTTGGGATTACATCAGTTACGATGGCGTGACCATGGGTAAATTCATCGGCTCAAGCGCCAAAGACTTACCGCGTGTTACCGTTAGCGCGAACAAGTCAACTGTTAACATCGGTTACGCTGGTGTTGGTTATGACTACTCGCTTGACGAAATGCGCAAGTCTGCTCAAATGCGTATGCCAATCGATACGACCAAGGCTGAGTTAGCGTTCCGTGGTTCACAAGAACACATGCAGCGTGTAGCTTACTTTGGTGATGCTGACCGTAAGATGTTAGGTTTATTTAACAACGCTAACTTAGCGTTGGATAACTCTACAACTGATTGG